GGTGTCGCAAGCTCTAGCGCATCGCTCACTTCCCACCTCCCATCAGCCTCGCCCGTCTCGCCTTTGCGGTCTCTACGTAGGAGCGCGGAATGACCGTGATCTTCAACCGACCGAGATCCTCAGCCGGTTCGGCATCGATGTCCGTGTCGACGGTTCCGACGACGCCTGATAGCTTGTCCATGCTTTGGCTAATGTGCTCGTCGGCCACCGTCATGTGATCGAGGACCTCTTTGATAACCGCTTCCCGGTCACCGCTGATCGCTTTACCGATCCGAAGCTCGATCTGCCCGTCGGCCGAGCGGATGATCGCCGAGGTGTCCGGGTTGGCGCCGGTCGTCACGATCGAGACGTCACCACGGTGAAGTGCGCACTCCCGGATCAGTCGCTCGGTGTAGTCCTCATTCCACTCCTGAGCCGTGGCCCTGAAGGCGAAGGACATTTCGTCGACGTCCCCCCGACGCATCTTCGGAAGCAGGGATCGTACGTCGGGATCATTGGGATCGAGATCCGCATCGACCTTGAGGCCCCTCGCGTCTTCGCTGAGGGTCAGCGTTCCCGACTTGGTTCTCGCCAGGGGGAGCTGTCCGCCGACGCCGTGATTGATATTCAGCCGGACGTCAGGCTCTTCGCCGAGAGTGCGCTTGAACGCGCCTTTGGCGACCGTCTCGGTGAAATCGGCTATCTCATAGGGGGATTCGGTCGTTGAGGCGTAGCCGGAGAACCGCACGTGGCCGTCGGCAGTGTCCCTAAGCTCGAAGGAGGGGATAGAGCGGAACTCGACCATGCCTTCGCGCTCGCGGGCGTGGCGTGCCCGGCGCTCCAGATCATCCCGCGCTGCGTTCTCGCTCGGCCCTCCTAGCTCCCCGGTTCCGTCGCAGTCGGGACATTTTGTCGAACCGCCCTTGATTTTCCCGGTGCCTTTGCAGGTGGGGCACTCTTCTTCCTCTTCGTCGGCGCGGTGGGAGTTCGCCTCGTAGCTGGTGATCCGACGCACCTGCTCTGGCTCGCCAAGAGTCACCTCTCCGTCGGAGTCGACCGTGTAGTTCACCTGCCATAGGTCGCCTTCGTATTCGTAGACCGCCCAGTCGTCCGTCATGTCTACTACGTACGGCCCGTAGACGTTTTCGCTCTTCTTCTTGGGCAGGGAGTCGGCGATGGCCGATTCGACGGCCTGGCGCAGGTCGTTGTAGGTTTCCCGCTCCTCAAGGGTTGACCAGACCGACTTTTCTTCCTTGAGTGAACCGTCCGCGTTCCAGTTGTCGGGAATCAGGCTGGAGAGTTTCAGCGCCTTCGCGCGAGAGATGATGTGCTTGCGGATGGAGTCGTGACTGGCGCTACCGCGGCCGACGGCTTTGATCGCTTTTTTGAGATCGTCTTCGTCGGCTATGGGATAGGACCCGTCAGACATCGCCTTCCCGCTTTTCGCCATTTCATCGCGGTCGGCTTGTTTGTACTTTGCCCGCCACTCGCGCTCCAGGGCGCGCTCCACGGTCAACGTTTCAGTCATAGGCACCTCCGATGGTGCGATTACTTGGCGGGGCTCTGCGGTAGACCTTGTCCGCTCGGCGGTTCGGCTTCGATGATCTGTGGCGGCGGCGGTTCATCCGGTTCCGCTTCCAGCTTTTTCAGTTCCTCCAGCGCTTTCTGCAGCAGCTCCGTGTTGATCGGAATGTTGAGGAACTTCCCTTCGCCGTTCGGCAGCGCCGGCATGTCGAAGTACTTGCCGCGCACCTCATCGGCCGTGAAAAACCCGCCCAGCATTCCGAGCGAGCCCGTCTGCGCGCGTTCAAGTTCGGCCCCACGGATGCGATGGGAGATGTCGAAGTTGACGTAGGTGCCCTTCGGCAGGCAGGCGGTGAGGGCGCGCTCCAGTCGGCAGAGATAACCCGACAGCGTGTTCGCTACGAATCCGCGCTCCTGCTGCTCTATCCCGCGGCCGAAGCTCGTGCTCCGTTCGGTCAGGCCCAGCATGTGTGGCGGTATCCTGAAGATCAGTCCGCTGATCTCTTCCGCAGAATACTGCCGCGACTGAAGTAGCTGCTGGTCCTCGGGGTTGATAGAGATCGGATTGAATTTGGTTTCTTCATCCAGCACCGCCGGGGTGCTGCCGAGGTTCGGTCCTTGGTGAGCGGACTTCCATTGCGCGGCGAGTTTCTTCCCGGAGTCCTCGGTGAGTTTGCCCTTTGCTTCGAGGACGCCCTGCGGGTCGGCCGAGTTGGCGAAGTAGCTCTCCGCATGGACATCGAGGACGTGGGCGAGGCCGAACGGGTACTTCATCGCCTGGATCGGGTTGATACCCAGCAGCCACCCCGGCATCGACTGGTAGCGAACGTGAAACACGTCTTCGTCGGGGATCAGTTTTCCCGCGTAGCGCCAGTGAACTTCCCCGTTCGCCTTCACGTCGGGTCGCACTATGTCCGCGCTAACCGGCATGATCTGCGTCGGATAGCCCAGACCGTCCCGTTCGATGACCTGCCCGAAGAAGTTGCCTCTCAGCGCCAGCGACCAGATGAAGCACACCAGCCAGTCCGTCAGACTGATCAACTCATATGGATTTTCGAGCAGCGGCGGCGTCTTGATCTCTTTCGAGGTGACTATGTGCGCGGGTGCGTCGAGTGCCCGGAGCGGCAGCGACGCCACGCTGTCGGCGAGCAGGCCGCAGCAGCCGTAGACCGCGGCGATCTGGGTCGCCGACTCGGTCGTGACGTGCAGGCCACCTATCGAGCCTCCTACGGAGCCCGGCGGCGGGGGAGCGGTTACACCCCATTCGAGGTAAGGATTCGCGCCCCTCAGCTCTACGTCGCCGCCTCGGGTGGCGAGCACATGGCCGCTCATGTGATCACCGCGTCGCGTCGGCTACCCTCAAACGCCGCTATGGCGTGCATCGCCTGCCCACGCTTGACGACCCCAAGCCAAGGCAGGGTCTCAGATATGTGCTTCACCCGAGCCGGCCCGTCTGCTTGAAGCTGGTAATAGGTACAGCCCCCCCGCCGTACATACGGACCATAGACCTTGGCCTGTCCGTCAACAGCGGCAGCAAAGCGATCGAGGACCGCTCGATCGAGCTGCTGGATAGACATGCTAATTGCGCGTCCATTTTCCTTACAGCACGTCGAGCCCTCGCCGTCAAAGAAGCCGGCTGCCCACGCCCGCTCAGTGTCAACGCTCATCCGACACTCATCCGACAACCTGGTACCAGACCACGCGCTCCCGAGGAATCTCAACATGCCCTGACACCTCCATCTCGGGGTTTGGTTCCCCCGTGATCACCCTCGGCGCCCAGATGATGTACTCATTGCGTGTTTTGCCGGCCAGCACGCCTTCGACCGACGGACCGTCCTGTATGTGCATCCGCACCTTGCGCTTCTGGCGACCCATCATTGATCATCCCGTCGCATTCAAGCCTCTCCAAATTGACGTAGGTCCCACACCTGCGGCTGACCGTGCCGGTCGAGGGTGTGTGCCCCCCATAGCGCGAGGGTGGCCGCCACGAGGGGTGATATATCCACACCGGAGTTCTTGCGGCTCCAGGCCCACGCATCACCCAGGGGCCGTTCCACGGCTCCCCTGACGGCTTCTGCAAGACCTCTCTGGCCAAGGTGACGCAGCGTGCCCCCCTCTACCAAGTCATAGAATGAACCGCACGCCTGTGCGTGCTCCCTGGCGTTTACCGGGGTGATCTCGATCCTTGCTGCGAGCAACTCGGGAAGAAGTGACCCGACAGGCCCGGCGGCATCGAGCACCACGCCGATCGAATCATGAGCGTCTACTAACTCCGCGGCCCGCTCGACCAGCCAACCCGTGCCTCGCTTATGCTCGACCACCTCGACATGGGAGAGCCCGTCTGAGCGCAGACCCGCAACGCAGATTGCAGCGTGTGAACGATCGGGAGTCACATCTAGGGCGAAGCAGACCGGCCCCTGTATCTTCGATTGCGGGTCGGTGTGCTTGGCCCAGGTCTCGGGGGATATCACCACGCCTTGCAGACCATCGGTGCGTGGCCAGTCCCCGACACCTAGGCGCTCGACAGCGAACTCACGGGCTCCGAGGGTTTCACGCTCCTTCTTGATGTAATCTGCCGAGATCCGGATGCCGAGAGCCGGATTCACCTGAGCCCAGGACTCTGGATCGCCGGCCAGCTCGTCGCCTACCTTTTCAGGGTGGTCGGTAGGAAGGGACCACTCGAAGTAGACAAGCGAAGCGGAATCCTGCTTGATCGCGCGTTCCCTGAGTCTTGCGAGTACGACCCCGTCTTCGTGAACCTGCTGATCAACAGCGGACCCGGTACACCAGATCTGCGGGTTCGGAACTGCGGAGAGCGTCGGCAGCAGGGACGCGAGGAAGCTCTCGGGAAGGATCATCGCCTCGTCGAGGATGAGCAGATCCGCGGTAAACCCCCGCCCCCCAGCTTTTGTGCGGGCGCGAAACCTTAGACGTTTCCCGTCCGTCAGGGTGATGCCCTCTTCGTTGTGAGAGCGAGAGACCTTCCTGACCCGACGGGTGAAGTCGGACGAGTTTTCGATCCTGGTCAGTAGTCGGTTGAAGTGCTCCTGCGAGGTGTCATAGAGATGGGCGGAATGGATGATGAATTTCTCGTCCGTTAGGAATAGACCGGCCAGCTCTCGGGCCTCCAGCAGCACGCCCTTTCCATTCTGACGTGGGACCACTACCCCGACCTGGAACGCGGCCCATTTTCGGTCCTCGCGTTCTCCCAGCGAGTGATCGAGAACCGTCTTCTGCCAGGGATCGAGCTTGAGGCCGCTCAGCTCCGCAAGCTCGATTGCTTCCGCACCTGTAGAGGAGAACGTACGAGGGGGCGCGGTGAAGAGCCGCGCTTGCTGTACCCCTTCAGGTTGACCGGCGGGCATCTCGTCGGGCACGGATTTCATCGATCGTGTCCTCTACTTCCTCCAGCGGGGGCTGGAGACGGTCCAGTCCGAGTAACTGCGCTCGGCGCTCCATGATCTGCAAACAGCGGTCCACCTTCAGGTGATTACCCTGAACCGCCGTGGGCCAAAGCCCGCGCATCATCGCGTCGAGACGCTCTATCTCCAGTTTGCGGATCTCCTCCAGTGACTGGGAGTGAGTGTCCAACGCGCGACTGACCCCCTCGGCGACGGCCGCTTCATCGGGGTATTCAAGGAGTCGTGCGATCTGATCACTGCTCGCGCCACCCTTCCGTAACTCCAACGCCCTGCGGTCCTGCTCAGGGTCCGGTTTAGGTGAAGTCATAGGTGAAACGCCTTTAGGGGGTCTTTAGGAGCCCCTTAGAGAGGGTTTAGATAGGGTCTATCCGGTCTTTAGACAACATTTAGATAGCCCCTCGCCAACCTTTAGGAAGCCTTTAGATATCGCCTATACAGTTGTAGGTACATAGTTGAAGGGTGAGTCCACACCCCCCATCGCCCCTATGGACGGGGACACGGGTTGAAAAGCGAGGGACCTGAAAGGTGAAAGGCACCAGGCCCGGACCCGGAAGGGACACTACAGATCCCACCGACCGAACCCCCCGGAAACTGACTAGGGCGTGACAACGGAGAAGTGAGACCTCCGGCTTGAGTATCACTCCGACCCCCTGATCAGGATCGGCAGTGTTCGAGCGAATACGACACCTAACGGACACAACGAGCGAAGTGAACCGGGGAACCGGCTGACCCGCCCGATCATCCAGCAGCATCCTGTGACACTCGTGGGGCTAGAGATCCCACTTCAGGATTGGATGGCCGTGGATCACACAAGGCGAACCGAGACATGGAGCGAGGAAGCGTCCTACAACCGCGAGAAGCGAAGCAGAACTTTGATAGTGCGAAACCCGGGGTCGCCCCCCGGGTCCGGGTGAGTGACGAGCACCCGCTGAATGAGCGTCAACCTAGAAGGAGCAACACCATGAGTAACACTGACATTACCTGGGGCGAGTGGCTACGTGCCCTCTTCCTCCCCCAACGCATGAGGCGTGTGCGGGTGATCCCCGCCACATCAATCATTCAACTCGACCAAGAAGGACGGCAATGAGCGTCACGCTAGACATAGTGAACACGGTGAACACGCGCCTGAACAACGAGTACGACTTCGGCATCCACAAGTGCGGCTGCGCAGACGTCGGGAGGGCCGAGGCGCGCTACGGCTGCGAGGTCTACCACGGACTGACCGCCGAGAGCGTCGAGGCCTACATCGCCGAGGACGAAGCGGATTGGGCCGCACAGGAGCAAGAGGGATTCATCTACAGGGTGTTCCCGTGTACTCGGAAGTGAGCGGCGAAACCGGGCGCGAGCCCGGTCCGGGTGAGCTGACTACTCACTCGCCGATGAGCCAAGTCAACGAACAAGGAGTGACCATGCAAGAGAGAGTAACCACAGAGGTGTTTCGCGAGTGCGACGCACGGGAACTGCTCGCGCAGATCGGACGGATGAACATCCTCGCCATCAGCGGCGGGCGCGTGCTCGTCCGCGAGACCGGTGTGACACTGCCCGTTGGCAGCGGCTATACCGTGACCGTCGACCTCGCTGCGAACGACACCTACACCGTACGGCGCGTCTTCAAGCGTGGCGCGAAGGTGTGGGTGAAGGGTGAGCAGGCAGAGGTGTACTGCGATGAGGTGGGTGAGATCGCCTACCAAGCGAGCAGCTTCCGCAGCTACGATTTCCCAAAGGGAGGCGAGTAGGTAATGTACTCACTAGATGACAAAGACAGACTCGAACTAATCGAGCACGCCGAGAAGATCGATCCGGAGGCGATGGCGTCCGAGGCGAGCGCGGCGCGTCCCGGTCGCTACGAGGGCGCCGATGATCTGGCGCTCGTGGTAGCGCTCGACATCCTCACCGGAGTCGGTGGGGAGGACGAGTCAGCCGGGAACGTCGAATTCGCCGACGGGCACGCAGCGAGATTCGGTCGGTTCATTCTCTGGACCGATAACTATGGATTCAAGACGGCGGAGAGCTTCGAGAGCGTCGCCGCTGCTGAGTCCCGAGTAGCGGAGGTGAATAGCGATGACGAGCTATGAGAAAACCCGCGCCCTGGAACTGATGTACGGGAATCTCACGAAAGGTGGGATCGACAGGGCGAAGGCGGTCTACGCGATCAGGAGTGGCGATCCAGAGGCGCTGGAGATAGTAAAGGCGGCCCGACGACGCTGGCTCACCTGGGTCACCCTGTCACAGCGCAAGTGGCAGGGGCACACACGATCCGTCACACCACGGCGGGTTGCGATCCGGAAAGCGTTGTGGGGTGGTGGACACACGCAGGAGTGCATCGAACATTGCCTGAGCGAAGCGGTGAACAGTCGCGACTCCTACGTGAGATGTTCACCATGACCCACGACTGGGACGACGAGCCGATCGACGGGGTTGGATTCGCTGAGCCGGGTGGGCGCAGCGCCTTACGTGCCGCGACCCGCCGGAACCCCCGCAACCTGCCGTGCCCGAACTGCGGAGCAAAGAACGTGCTCACACCGTTGGACGTGGCGCGCGGGTATCAGTGTGATCGGTGCGCCGATCGCGCGGAAGGGATCGGAGGTGAATGGTGACGAAACCGGGGCTCCGGTCCCGGTCCACGAGCGGGTGGCTCCCGCCGTGCTGACGAAGTCAAGCCAAAGAACAAGGACAAGGAGAATCATGAAACGCTTTCCAGCAATCTACACCTCGGATGGGGTGTATTACATCCCGTTTTACAACGACGGGCGAGTGGGTTACATCGTGCGGACGGACGATGGCTCGAAAGAAACCACGATCTACTTCAACCCGAGTGACGATACGGACGACGGAGTGCCTAACGTCTTCGTCTACATCGGAGTGGAGAATGACCCGGCATTGGACGCAGCGATTCATCACTACGACCTGGCAGATGAGCTAGGGCTCAACCGCTAACCAACCACGAGAGAAGGAGCAAGATCATGCAGGCAACAAACACAACCCCACGAGTGTGGATCGGCTCGCTGGGCGCCTACAACTCCGGGCACCTGATCGGCAGGTGGGTGGATGCCACCGACGTCGATGAGCTGCGCGAGGCGCAGGAGGGCGTTCAGCGGGAGGCGGTCGCAAAGGTCGGTCCCCTGGAAGCAGGGGATGAGTTCGCACTGATGGATCGGGAAGGATTCGGCGACCTCATCGGTGAATACGAGCAACTGGATCGGGTCGCTCGGATCGGCGCCCTGATCGAGAAGCACGGTGATGAATACATCGCGTGGGCCGAAGACGCCGACGACCCTCTCGATGAGGCGAGGTTCGAGGAGGCAAAAGCAGGACACTGGGATAGTGACCGCGCCTTCGCCGAAGAGTGGGCGGAGTCGACGGGAGCAGTCAAAGAGGACAGCGAGTGTGCAAGGTGTGGAAACGCCGCTGGCGAGGTGCGGTGGCCGTACAACTGCATCGACTGGGACCGCGCCACGGAGGAGCTGATGGAAGGCTTCCACAGCGTTGACGCTCCCGGCGGTGGCGTCTTCGTATTCTACCGGTGCTAACCGATGACCTCAACAATCACACTCACGGCGCCGACCGGGGCGCACAATGAGGATCTCAAGTCCTGCACTATCGGTGCGGGGACGTGGGAAGTAGTAGAAGAGACCCCGAACTTCTACATGGTCCGTAGCAACCCACTCGGACCGCTGTACGAGGTTCACAAGTTCAACATAAGGAGCAACAAGTGAGCACCCAGGACAAGGAGCAGAGGCGAGCCGAGCAGCGCGAGCAGGTCGAGCGCGCTGTTCGCGAGCTTCTCACGTCCGATGGTTGGCGCAGGCGAGACCCGGGCGACGTTCCACGACTACAGTTCGATATATCGCAGACCGACGGTGAGTCATTGCCGGAGGTTCCACGCGAGCCGATCACCGGAGATTCACACGAGCACTACCTGGAGCCATTGAAGGCACTGGCGCGCTCGATGGATCTCACGGTCTACGAGTACGAGCCGACGAGCGAGGCCCAGGGATTCTACGATGAGAAGGGCAAGCGGATCGTGATCTCGACCGACCTAGCGCCGAATGGCAAGGTGCGGACGCTGATTCACGAGCTGGCGCACGCCCACGGCGTGACCTATAAGGAATACACCCGCGGTGAAGCTGAGGTGATCGTAGAGACCGCGGCCACGATCGTGTGCGGCTCGTTGGGACTGGACACGTCGGGTGAGTCGATCCCCTACATCGCAGGATGGGGTGAGAACGGGGATCTCGCCGCGATCAAGAAACACGCCGAGACGGTAGACACCATCGCGCGCTCGATCGAGACCGCGTGCGGGTTGGGGGGTCGGTCATGAGAGGCGAACACATCCCAGAGACACGAGAGCAGCAGAACGCGATCGAGGCGTTGTGCCTGGAGCACGGCACCTGCGAGGTCAACGTGACCCTCTCGACCGCAGGTATCCTGGTCCACGTCCAGTGTGAGGACGGGACCCACCACTACATCACCGAGGACGGTAAGGAGCGATCATGAACATCCAGGAAACGCTAGCAGCGGCTGAGGTGCTGCGCACCGCGCAGACCTGTGCCAAGGTAGCGCGTGCCTATGACGATGGAACAGTCGTCTATGGCACGGCCCGGAGCGTCGGCGATCAGACCGGCGCCTTCGGACAGTCGGACGATGACATCCGGGACCTCTACCTGCGGGTCACGACGCGCGAGGGCTGGGAGCGGTTCTGGCCCATGCGTGAGCTGATGACCGAGGTGGAGACCGGCGAGTTCACAACCTACGATTGGGACGGTGAGTCCAAGTGACCTTCACATTCACAACCCGGGACGTCGGGGAATTCATACACGGCTACATCACGTGCGCCCTATGGTCGTCAAGTGATCAGAGCAATGAACAGGGAGGTGAGCCGTTGGACCAGAACTACACCGGACGGGACATCGACCCGGACACCTTCGACACCATGTGCGAAGACTGCCTCGGGTTCATGACGGAGCACACGGGCGATCTCGAAGAGTACTGCGAGAAGATCACCTACAACCCTGCCGAGGGCGAGCCGATGGCCTACGCCGGACACGACCTGTGGCTAACTCGCAATGGTCACGGGTGCGGATATTGGGATCGAACCGGTGCGGGTGAGGCGTATCTGTACGTCGGTGACGATGGGAGGATCTACGGATGACCCGTCCAATCAAACCCGAGAAGTGTCGCGCCCTCCTGCGGGATTATCGCCAACGGAGGGAGACCACGGAAAGGCAACTCAGTGAACTGCGCATCGAGCTAGGAACGCTTGCTGAGCAGTGTAGGGAGGCGGGGATCTCGATCACCGAGATCTCCACCATCGCAGGCGTAACACGTAAGACGGTACACGACCAGATGAAAGCGACGCAGCAATGACTACCGAGAGAGACATCAGTAAGCGTCCCGTGGGAACCTGTCCAGACTGTGGGCGTCCGATCACCCTACAACTTACTGGCTGGTGGACCCACGATGGCCTATCGGGCGACTGTTGGCGTCAATCGATGGACGGTCCGGGGGACCTCGATGATGATGACTATCGCACGGTGGAGGAGTTGAGCCACCGCTACCACGGCACGATTGAGGAGACACAATGACACTCAATGCGAGACAGGAACGGATCATCCGGGCGGCACTCCAGAGTTACGTGTCGACCTGTGCCCTCTGCAAGGCAGCGGGGGTGGGTCGCGACGGGGTCGGGGAAACCTGGGAGGAGACAGCAGCGTGGGCGCAGGACCTGGACACGCTGATCGCCAACTCGGAAAGGATCAGAATCACATGAGCGTCGTCGCTTACATCAACGTGACCACACCCGACGGTGAGCTTGTCGGAAGAGTCACAGTCAACCGGGAGGACATCGAACCTCACCCGATCACCCGAACCTTCACCGATGAGAATATCAGTCGGTGGGTGCGGGAAGGGATCGACGTTGAGGAGATCGTCGACGCGGTGCGTTACGCGCACTTCGGACCGACGAGGAAACCAGAGTAAGGAGCAGACATGAGAAAGACAGCAGTAGAAATCACCGATCACGAGAACGGTGAAGTCGCCGTGGTGCTCATCACCCCTACGGGATGGAGCACACTGGAGACCTTCGATGATCTCGGGTTGGCGGGTGCGTTCATGGCCGGCTACCAGGCTCGGGGGCTCTCCGAGCGGAAGTCGACCAAGGTCACAACCCTACCTACCGGGCGAACGGCGCGGGAAGTCGCGCTGATCGCAGAAGCCAAGCCACCGTTCAATGGTGCGATTTGGTTCGGTCCCCGAGTCGGATGGGGATTCAAACCGAGGGCCAAAAAACGCCCGGCACTGACAGCGCGCAGGATCGACCCCAAGTACGGCGTGCAGTTGAAGGCAGCGTGATGAACGATCTACTCACAGCACACAATGAGATCCGGCGGTACATCGACCGGATACGGAACAAGTCGAAGCGTGATTATGCCGAGCGTTACTACCAGCAGGTGATACGCAATGGGCTGCCCGACCCCGATCGAGGAGGAGTCTCCTATATGGGGGCTCAGGCAGTCCGTCTGCATATCGCTGCAATCATGAAAGGTGAAACAGATGGAGCCGTTTGACACATACGAGCACGCCGGAGTGACGGTGGAGCTACACTACGATGACAGTGAATTCGATCCCCGTAAGGAGCCCGACCACGCGGGGGTCATGATCTACTTCAACGAGGGAGGCTACGGCAGCCGGTATTCCTGGGGAGACGAGCAGGTGAGCATCGATCCCCAGTACCTGGAGCTGGAGTGTCCCCGATGTGAAGGGACAGGAGACGATCCCAAGCGCACCGAACTCATCCGGGGAAGGTTCCTCGGTAAGGTGGTTGGGATCGGCTCCCGGGAGTCGATGGAACACGAGTGCGATCGTGATCCGGCCAGCCTGAGCGTGAGGGCAGCCACGTGCTCCCTCTGCAAAGGTGAGGGGAAGCGGGAGGCCGACCTCGATGAATGGGTCGCGTCTGAGTACGGAGCCGGTTCGGTGTTCCTGCCGATCCGGTTTGACGACTATGGCTCCAGTGGGAGCCGCTGTGGGGAGAGTGATCCGGAGTCCTGTAACGGGATCATCGTGTGCGACCGTGAGACCGTCGAGAAGGAATGGCCGGGGGACCGCGAGGCCGCATTGAGGTATCTCAAGTCGGAAGCCTCGGAGTATGGGGCCTACCTCGCGGGGGAAGTGTACGGATACATCATCAAGGGACCCGACGGTGAGGATCTGCAGGGGCCATTCTATGACTCCTGCTGGGGATTCATCGGAGAGTCAAAGTACGTCACCGAAGAAGCCAACCGGGCTGCGGAGGGTGTCGCAGAGCAGCTCAAGCAGGAGCAGGTAGAGTGTGCGGAGATGGCAGCCCGTGGAGTGATGACGATATGACCCACCGATACCGCATCGAGGGACCCCGCATCAGTAAGAGGGAGGCTCTGGTGATCCTGCGAGACCTGCGAGAAGCCACAGACAAGCAAGAACACCGGTGTCCAAAATGCGGGCATCCCACAATACCACCGGCCGTGGAGCCACGGCTGATCCGACACTGTGCCCATTGCGGCTGGCGGTTCCGTCCAGGGAATACGGTTACGGTGAACCGATGAAAGCCCTATCAGTCAAGCAACCGTGGGCCTGGGCGATCCTCCAGGGAGGTAAGGATGTGGAGAATCGCACCTGGCCCACATCCTACCGTGGACCGTTACTGATCCACGCTGCCCGGGTGGACTCTCCGGGGGGGTGGGGGTACCTGGATCACCTGGGGCTCACCCTCCCGGTCGATCCACCCACCGGAGGGATCATCGGGGTGGTGGATGTCGTGGATTGCGTCCACGGTTATCCCTCACCCTGGGCGCTGGAGGGATACTGGCACTGGGTCCTGGCGAATCCCAGGGCTCGGCCCTTCCGGCGATGCCCGGGACGTCTGGGACTCTTTGAGGTGAGAGGGTGAGAGGGGATCGAGCCCCCCAGGGTCTAGGGGATTCTGGGGGATCGAGCCTCAGGGGGCGCCAGGGGAGCCTAAGGGGATCGGCTCCCGATCCCTTCCTAGACCCTTCCGAGCCGAACCGATCCCCGTAGGAGGGGACCACGGAGGGCTCAGGGGACCGGAGCCCCTGGGGGGACCTACCCCCTAGGGGGATCATCTAGGACCCCTCTACGTGGGAATGCAGGAGCCGTTCGGCGTCCTCCCGGATCATCGGGGGACCGACATACTGAAAGGACGCGATCAGGCGTTGGTAGGATTTCGCCGCATCCATACAGCGGAACTTCCCCACACTGCGCCCGCCCGACCGCGCCGGCTGGCGCGTGAGCGCCCACAGGGGCGAGCGGTTGCAGCTCGCGATCAGCCCGGGGTGGGTTGCGCTCACCCGGCACTTCACCCCGAGGCCAGAGTACATACTCGCGGTGTGAGCCATCAGCGCGTTGCCGATGCCCACCCCCTGGTAGTCCGGTAGACACACCGTCCGTGTCACCCGCTTCGCATTCTTCTGGCCGACGTGCGGGAGCCACGCGCAGAACGCGATCAGGCTCTCATTCCACCACGCGCCGAAGCATATCGCGGCTTTGTGAAGATTCGTGTCCAGATAATGATGATGCCGGAAGATCACCCATACCGAGGTCGGGACCCGGCAGATCTGAAGTTCGATCGGGGGTCTCATAATGAGTGAAGCAGCCGTTCGGCATCCTCCCGCTCCATCGCGGGGCCGACGTATCGGAAGCCCGTGACCAACCGGCGGTTCGCCGCCGTTTTGTCCATGTAACGAAACTTCTGTGCGCTCCGGCTCGACCGGGACGGCTGCCGGGTCATCGCCCACAGCGGTGAACGGTTGCGGCTGTTGATGAGTGCGGGATGGGCCGAGACTACCTTGCATGTGATGCCGAGACCGGCCCACATTTCCGCCGCGTGATTCACCAGGGCGTTGCCGATCCCGACACCCTGGTAATCAGGGAGGCACACGGTGCGGGTCGCCCTCTTGGTCGCCTTTTTGCCGACCAGCGGCAGCCAGGCAGAGAATGCGACGAGCTGTCCTTCCCACCAGGCGCCGAAACAGGTCGCGGATTTGTGCAGGTCACTGTCTAAATAGTGATGGTGTCGGAAGAGGGTCCAGGCCGAAGGAGAGACACGGGAGACACTGAGGACGATCGCTGGGCGTCGATGAAGGCACCCCCAGGTGAACTCGTTTGTCGCCGGACGGTAGATCCAATCCGGCTGAAGCCACGCTTCGATATCCTCGTGACAGGTCACCGCGATGAAGCGATTGCCGCTCCGACGGATCGCCTTCGCGATGGCCGCCGAGCCGATCTGAGCCACGGTGCGGTCGACCACCGAGGTGAACTCGTCGATCACCACCAGATCCTCGGACTCCGCAAGCGCCCGGGCGATGTCCACCCGGAATTTCTCACCCGTGCTGAGCACCCTATAAGGTCGCAGCCAGGAGGGAGGGCTTGAGAATCCGACCGAGGACAGCAGGCCCGTGATCTTCTTGATACCCATCGCCTTTGGGAAGCCATCCACCACGGACTGATCCTCCGGCCACTGAAAACCCGTCTGCACATCCCATAGCTCGCGACTGATAGTTGACTTCCCCGAGCCGGACGGTCCCACAATGAGGCCGATCTGCCAGTCCTTCTCCTCCAGGGGTAGGCTCACGTCCCATTCCACCTGCGAGGTCTTCTCCGCGGGGATATCAAAGAGCCCGCGCAGTTGCAGGACGCGTGGGGTGTCCTTGACCGGGGTGCTGACTACGATACGAGTGCCCGGCATTTCAATCCTTCCTCGGTGAGGCGTTCCAGCAGGATCACCTGATCCGCTTCTGACTCACAGTCGACAAGGACCGCGTAGGACTCAGCGATTTCCACTGCCGCCGGATCGGGGATCTCCAGCTTCTCGATCAGGTTGGCGAGAGCCGACTCGTCATACGCCGTCGCCTCGAAGAGCCCGCTGTCCGCGTCATGCACGGACTGGAGCATCGTCAGGAGATCCGCGTTGTCATAGGAGCCGAGATCGGCGGTGCGATTATCGGCGAGGGCAAACGCCTTGGCGGTGAGATCATCATCGTCGACCCAGAGGACCGCGATGTTCTCCCATCCCAGTTCCTTCGCGGCTGCGTGCTGGTGGTTGCCGGCGATCACGATCCCGCCGTCGCCCTCACGTCTCGCGACGATCGGCTTACGCTGCCCGAAGGTGGCATAGCTGCGCGCGACGGCCGCCACGTCCCCGCGCCGCGGATTACCCGGCAGGGGGGTGAGCTTCTCGACGGGAAAGGCCAGGGCCTCCAGATCCGGATGGATCTTGCTCACGACATCTCCTTGACTTCCGCTCGAAAAACGGCAGAATGGGGTATCGAACTACGGAAAGGACTTCCCATGCCCGCGAAAACAACGAGGCCAACCTGGCGCAGTGAGGCGGAAACCGTCCTGCGCAGACGCGGCCCGATGACACTGACCGACCTGACCGAGGCCATATTGAGGCGGGAAAAGCTCGACATCACAGGTAGAACGCCCTCGCAGACCCTCGGCGCAATCCTGCTACGCTGCGAGCAATTTGAGAGGGTCGCACCGGGCACCTACGATCTGACCAAAACCTGAGAGATCCGCGAGCGCGCCGTGGCGACATAGTCAGGTTCCCGCTCGATCCCGATGAACTCAAACCCCTCGCGGATCGCAGCCAGGCCAGTGGTGCCCGAGCCGGCGAAGGGATCGAGTACAAGCCCGCCCGGTGGGGTCACGAGCCGCACCAGCCATCGCATCAGGGCGAGAGGCTTGACCGTCGGGTGCTTGTTCTCAGCACCGCGCTCTTTACGGCCCGCCTTCGCGCAATAGAAGAACCGGGATGCGCCGCCCCTGTCATCATACTCCGCGCCGGTTGCGCTCATTCCCCAGCCGTCACCCTTGACCCCCACGCGGGGTTTTCCTTTTCGACTCCTCCCCGAGCCACTCTGAGCATCCAGCTCGATCGCCGCAGCCTCATCCAAGATTACGTTCGCCGGCCAGCGTCCCCTCACCGTGCGCCCGGTCGTGTCCGTTGGCATTCCATAATCGCTCATGTAGAGGGCTGAGCCCTCGCCCGGCTTATTCCCGGCAGGTGTATTGACCCGCTCCTCGCTCCCGACACGACAGCCATCAACATTGATCGGCCCAACACCATGCGCGAGCACATTCTTCACAGTCGTGCCAGACAGCGGCTTGCGCGCCATCACGATCGGCTCGTGTGCGGGCTTGAGCGCGGTGCCCCAGCCTTTCCACGCCTCACCCTCGGCCGTCCGCGCCTCATATTCCTCGACCGGGTTGCTCGTCAACTTCTCCTCGACATACCGTCCGGTCGGGAAGTGCGTGGAGGCAGCAGGAATAGCGCGTCCGCGGTTCGGATGACCGGCAGCCTTGTCGATCAGCAGCGCCACGTTTTTGGACTTCGGAAAGCCCTGTCCGTGAATCCACATCAGTGAGTCACGGATCTCGAAGCCCGCATCCTCGATCCCGCAGGCGAGACGATGATAGGTGCGTGTGCCGCCAAAGGCGAGAAGATGCCCCCCGGGCTTCAGGAGTCGTAGGCCCTCGCGTGCCCAGACCTCATGCATGGCCTGGGAGTCGGTGGGGCTCGCCTTATCCCAGCTACGCCCCATGAAGCTCAGGTGATAGGGGGGATCGGTCACGATCGCGTCGATGCTGTTCTCCGACATCCCCCGCATCGCCTCTACGCAATCGGCGTGAAGAATCATCACCAGACCCTCGATCGCTTCGTCCGTGCTTTCCGTTTGTTCGCCGCGCCGACATTGCAGCGCACGTGCTCCGGTCCCCGATAGTGTGTTCGGTCGTAGTCGTCATGACCGAGGTGCCATGCCTGGCCAGGTGGGATCGGCCGTCCGCAGCGCCAGCAGGAGACCTGCCCACGGTCGACGTAGGGGCTCCAGTGAGCCCGCAGACGCTGGTGGGCGATCCCATATCCGCGGAGCTTCGTAGAGGGTCGCTTCGCCATTTCGCCCTTTGGGGTGAGAGATTCTGAGACTCGGGGGGAAAAGTTCGAC